CTTGACTAATAATAGAGTCAAAAAGAACATCATAAATGATGTGGTGCTTCGCACTTTTTGACTCTATTATTAGTCAAGAAAATAATCTTAAAGATATAGTCTATTAAATTTAAAACTATAATAATAAAAAATATAAACTACAATGATTACACTTCATAATCCTATTACTTTAAATACTATATAATATATTATTTTAAATTGGGACTTAAGGCTCGGAGTCCCAGCCAAATTCAATTAAAATCTTTATTCAAATTCTAGAAGAAGATCTTGGACTAACAATGGAGGCATACTATGTTTTTCTTTAAGACTATAAGTCTTATTAGTGTATTTTTTACGTCCAGTCCCACAAGAGCCTATATGTTTATTACCTACCATACTACCACACTTTTTATCGCATAATTTTAAATTTAGTGTTTTATTAGACCATATTCTTGTTCTCTTTCTATAAGGCTTACCATACATACAATAATCACAATCAACATAGGGCAAACTAGCCATAAATGGTTGGTCTTTTAATTTACCAGTTTGTGGGTTCTCTATGAACCACCAAGTAGGATTAAAATAATCTATTATTTCTAATGTCTTTAATACTATCTTGTTTGCCCCATCTATATCTCTTACCCCCCTAGTTTTAGCTTTACTATATTCAGTACAAGGGGGTGAAGCCCATACTATATCAAAACAACCCACTGGATATTGTTTATAATCAAAATCTAATATATCTACCTTATGGTCTACGTTTTCTACTAAATCTAATGAAATAGTTTCCCATCCTAGTGTATCACAAATCTTTCTAATTGAACCAGTCCCACTAAATAACTCAAGAACTTTTATAGAAGCCATTATAGTAGTAGTATATATTTTATTATCAAGTTTTGTTCTGATATACATTCAAAATTTCAAATCAAATTTATTTTTTGAAATACAGTTTACTTGTATTATAATAAGAACCCACAAATAATTAAAAAACCTCTGCTATTCGAATACTTAAATAATAGATAAAAAAACTATTAAGAACAAATCTTTAACTATTTTATAAATGGTTGAAACAATTATTATAGAAAGAATACCCATATCACACAGACAAAGAAAGTGGATTCGTGCAGTAACTAAAGACCATAAAACAATAAAAAACAAATTATCCCCAAAGATTGAATTTAAACATTTTATTAAACTTAAATTATCACCAATGGAAAAACGAAGAGAAAGACAAATTAAAAAAAGAATCTATGACCTAGATTATTACTGGAAAAATAAAGTTGAAATTAATAAAAGACATCGTACTAACTATAAGTTATGTAAAGAAAACTGTAATACCAAATTTATTTAACATTTCCATAATATCTTTCTTGACCACCAGTTCGCACTATCTTTCCCTGGCAATTTACCACTTTTGTCCTTGATACCACCAGACCTAGCACAATATGAGGCCCTACGTTTCTCGTCTTTATGCTGGGTAAAATCCTGCATTGAACTGTCCCCGAAATGTATAAGACCCTTCTTAGTATAAACCATACCTTTTTTACCTTGTTTTGTAGACTTATAGGGTTTGTATAAGGGTTTTAGAGTTTTAAAATTCGCTGGTGCCTTTGTAAGCGCCATATTATATTAATATGTTTTTCTTTGACGAATAATTTTAGTTTCTCTCTTAGCTTTACGTTTACCCTCTGCCTCGTCAAGACGTGCACCCACCCCTTGTTTCTTTTTCTTCATACCACGTTTCTTACTCGTAGCTTCATCAAGACGATCTTGTTCTGTCTGTTTCTTAACTCTTTTCCTAGGTGCTGTCCTTTTCTTATCTTTTGCCATAATGGCATCCTGTAGCTTTTTAGGTAAAGTCTTCTGTTTAGCTGTCAATGGCATATATACTATATATACATTAAAAATTTAGATAAAATTTAAATATCTATCGCTGGACGTCGATTCCATTACCACCGAATAATATGGTGTTTTTAGATAAGAAGAAAACACTACAGGCCTGAGCCGTTGCAGCAGTTCCATCAATACAATTCGGTCGGTTTGTGCCAGCAACCCCACCAGGTTGAGCTGTGTTATTCAGCTGATTAGTAGCCGATGTGCGTAACTGAATGCTCCATACACGCTGTGAAAAGTTCTGCCCACTACCATACGAGTCATATAAAATAGCGAGACCATCACTCGATTGGGGAGTTTCGCCAGTCCGACCAGCATTAATACTCTGGTTAACAGAGCCACCTGACCAATTGTTATAGGCAAGATTACAGCCCTGGACTTTGTTATACCTATCTGTCTTAATACCCTCAAGGTAATTCCGCACAATATCACTATTAAGACTATGAGTTTGGAAAGAAACTGGGGCACCAACATTCGCCTTAGACACGTTGTTATTCTGCTGGTTAACAGTCTGTAGACGATACTGTAATGGAAGTAAAGCCCCATTAGCAGACCACCGTAATTGCTGGACTTCACCAAGAGAACCAAGTCTAGAACTGTTAAATAACTGATTCCCAAGGTCTGTAGCAGTAACGCTGTTAATAAGACAAGAGGTAACACGTCCAAGACCAGGGGTAAGAGATAAGACACTATCACTTGAATTGACTGTCTGGAACATAGACGACCACGAATTAAATGAAAACTGTCCGTTCTGTGCTGGGGCACCACCGACCTCATATACTGGGGCTGTAAGAACCAGATTTGATAATTCATAGTATGCCTGATTGGTATTGGCATTCGCACCAAATACAACGTTAGTAGATGCACGGAGCAAAATCTCAATGGTACACCCCCCCATGGCTGCGCTAGATAAATCCATATCCTGACCACTCTGGAAAATACCAGCATACAGAGGCATCGAGAAACCCGACCCCCGCTGATTAACACCAACTGCAGCACCCACACCCGAATACTGGTTATAAGTGTTAAGACCTGGACGAGTAAGTGCATTCGTGTTATGACTTAACGATTGTATAGAGAGCTCAGTCTCCATCTCTTTAAAACCTTTGGTTCCCGATACAACAGAGGGGCAAAGACGATAATACTGGTTAATCCGTTCTAAATTCTGGTTTAATCTTTTACTTGAGATTGTCACATTATCAATTGACATGTTCACACCACAGAAACCATCAACAAAGTTAAGGTCTGTATTAGTCAACTGGTTATTACCAGGTCCGCCAGTAACCTGACGAGCTGTATAATTACCACTCAGTCTTAAAGAAGAACCATCTAATAGTAAAGGGGCTTGGCTTGAACTAATATCGAAGCGAACTAATACAAGTCCGTTACGTGGAGAGAAAACTCCGCCAGATGTGGCATTTTGTGGGTGCAGTTGAAGGAAGCGTTTAGTAACATTAGCGAGGTTAGATTGTCTATCCATTTTATATAATAATAATATATAAAAATTTACGTCATAATTAAAATAAATAGTATTAATTAAGTCTTTTTTCTGCCACCTTAAATATAGTTTCATCTAATTCAAATCCTATAAATTTCCTATTTAGGGTTTTACAAGCTACACCTGTACTGCCACTACCCATCGTAGGATCTAATACAGTATCCCCCTCATCTGTCCAGTATTTTAGAAAAAACTCTAATATATCTAGTGGCTTTTCTGTTTGATGGTGTCTTTTACCTATAAATACCTTTTTACTTTCAAACATAGATACTGGCTCCTCCACTACACTTGCGGGATTGGGTGGTTCCATAGCACCAGTCCCGTTTTTTTTATATCGTTTGTTTCGTTCCTTTTTAGTTTCCCCAAACATAGTGTCCTCTTCTACTACACTGGCTGGATTCGGTGGTTTAAATCTATGGTTTTTACCTAAATCTTTTACTTCAAAATCTTGTAGTTCTTTTAAATCAGTTCCATATACGCTGTGCCCAGATTTCTCTTCCACTACACTGGCTGGTAATCTTGGGTCATATAAATTTTTATTACCACTCATATATGCTTTTGTTCTTTCGTGGATTTCAGTAGATTTTGTTTCATAATTTTTTGTATTGTGTTCTTCCAATACACTGGCTGGATTGGGGGGATTAAAACTACTTGCAGTTTGATTTTCTTTAGAATATATACCAGAACTTTCACCCATCGCCTTCCTATCTTTTGCCTTTATTGTTTTATTTTTCTCTTCCACTACACTGGCTGGATTCGGTGGTTCAAAAAATTTACCATTTTTCCCATTACTAAAATTACTTGCCCCTTCTGGATTCCCAGCATTTGTAATATTTCCAACTGTGTTATTTATAGTATCATTTTTCACCGCTATTCTTTTATGGTATTTATCCCTATTATATTTGGGGGCTTGTTCATAGAAGAAATACACCATTTCATGATTACGCATTGGTCGATGTCTTGACTGTAACCCACCAGTCTTATTCCTTTTTTTCCATACCATATCCATTTTAAACATGGTTTCATTACTTTTAATAAGAGTATAACCGAATTTAGTAGAACAAAAATGGATACATGCAGTCCTCTTGGATTTCCTTAATCTTCTGAATTCAGCCCAGAATTTTTCAAGGTCTATTTTACTATCCCAAGAACAATTAGTTTCACCATATGGTAAATCACAGACAAATAGGTCTACAGAATTATCTGGTAGTTCTTTCATTAATTCTAAACAATCGCCATTTTCAATTATAAGTTCCATTATGATAGTAGTATATATTTATACATAGAAAAATAAAAATAAATATAAACTATTATAATTTAGTAGAAAACACTGACACCATTCATATCGAGACTGATAGTGCGCACGTGAACTATAAAGTTCTTTATTAACTTACCCACTGTATTATTTGCGGTATTGTAGTTCAAATAAAGGAGGACAGATTTACCAACAAGATTTTTAGATGACCCCACACCAGCACCGAAAGACCGCCCAACAAACCAAGCTCCTGGCTCTGTCTGATTATAGTTTTGGGGTATAGCATCAAGTGCCGATGGATTATTTGTTAAGAAATTTGTATTAGTATAGTCAATATTCGCACTACGTAATGCTTTCTCTGTTTCATACCTATGAAATCCACTTACAAAAGAACCAACCCTATATGGTTTTAATGTTTGGTCGGCTGGGGGTGTTAAAACAACTGGGAACTGCTCAACCCTCAAATCTACAACCCGATCGGGGATTAATTTACCATCTACTTGATACTGGTATTGAGAAGCGTTGAGATTTGCACCTTGAATGGCATTACTGTTAAGGATACTATCTTGATTATTAGTATTAGTAGGCAGACTCAGTATAGACTTGACCCTCGATAAATCTATTGGTAATATATTAGTTGTATTAGTCTGACCCGCTGGCACGGCGTTATCTATTGCGGTCCAACTCACAATATCCATATTCATTCCACCACGGGATATGGCACCAGCCATCTGACTCATAACTTGTGGTGGCGGGATAACCTTCTGTATAACAAGACGAGGGTTAAAGACCTGGTATCCAAATGCTCCAGGAGTTGCGGGGTCTGTGCCTGGCACTACTGGCACGACTAAAGGAGTACCCGTCTGGTCTGTTGTTGAAAGACTAAGACCAGTTGAACCAGTATTTTGACCTCCAGCACCAAGAGTTAATGCTCTTGTAAAGGTTATACAGATAGCCCCACGCTGGGCTGCTACAGCACCAGCAACACTAATAACTTTTACTGACTGTATAGTCCTGTTAACTCCACCGACCCCTTCAGCACCTATTCTCCCAAAATCATTACCAATATCATCAATAGCAATATCACTAGTATCTGCAGCGTAAAGTCTAACAACTTGACCAGGTCTATACCAGCAGTTATTAAGAGCATTCAACTGTTCTTCGCCCTCTGTAAGTGCCACAGTAGGATTTGGGATAACTCCAACATCAGCACCACCGCCAGGAGTGTTGAACTGTGACCTACCCGTGAGAAAAATGCTTGATAAGGTTACACCAACACCGCCAGCGAGTATAGGTTGGACTGCGACAGCATTAAAACCATCACCAGTATTTGCAACACGTAACACCCTTAAGTGTTTAGCCATAATTAATTCCACTTCAAGGGGCATACCCATAAGAGGGAAGGAGCGGGGACTTGTAAAAATACCACCGAGTAATGGGATACATATTTTTCTACGAATTGGTTTATAGTAATTATTAAAAGCTAATGTAAGACCATTAGTTGCACTATTCGCGTTTACTGCGTTAATAGGCTGGTTATTGGTATAAAAACTATTATCTTGTGGCATGTAAGACTTGGCTACACCTTCTAATCTAGTTCTTTTATTAGTTATTGACTCTGATTTGGTGGCGTTATAGTGTATCTTCGCATATTCAGCATAATGCCTAAGTGATTCAATAGGTCTACCTTCACTGCGAATATGCATTTCCTCTATTAGGCAACTTCCACCAATATCTCTGTCAAGTGATACCATAGGCATAGTCGCGTCCACAAGGGGTCCATTGTTGGGATGGTTTAATTCTACTTCCATTTCTAAATAACTATTCGCTAAATCTGCCATACCCATATTTCGTTCAAGGTTAAATCTAACTATAGAATTTTCAGAGAAGGCATTCCCATTCCTTGCGGGAACTTTGAATGAATCGACACCAATTTGAATTGCATCACTGCGAGGTCTAAACATCTTTTATATAATAACAAAAGATTTTAAAAATAAATAAAAAATAGATTTGATTTAAAATATTATAAACTATGATAATTATCACTGTCGATTACTGGTGCTGAATCATAGGCCGTCTGCATGGCTGGCATACCAGGGGGTTGCTTTGGTGGTGCCTTGGGTGCGTCATCACTTGTTGCTATACCACTTATTAAAGCACCTAATCCTATAGCTCCGCCAATAAGTTCCCCTAATCCAGGAATAGCATCGGCTATTTCTTCTTCGGGCCCCACTTCAGCCTCCGCTTTGCCTATATTTTCTGCGGTTTTGCTAAATGATGATTCATCGTCTCCACCAGGTTTTGAAATCGTTGGTTCTTGAGTTGGCTGTGAACCACCACCCGATTCATCACCATCTTGTACTGTTAGACCTTTTAGTCTGGCTTGTAAATCTGCTGGGACGTTACCTTGTGCTTGGTCTGGGTTCTGAAGCCCCGTAGGATTACCAAAATAATTAGTTGATATATCTTGGGGGTCGAACTGGAAGCCTGATGGTCCAGTTGAGGGGTTCTCAAGCCCTGTAGGATTACCAAAATAATTAGTTGATATATCTTGTGGTGGTGGTGGTCCTGTTTGTGCTGTAGGGGGTGCACCGAATGATGTTGTCTGTGCGAAATCACCCCCACCAGCACCATAACCTTCTTCGGGTGGTGCTGGAAATAAATTATCTGCATTAAAGGTCGATTCAGGTGCACTTGGCGGACCACGGAAATCCCTAACCACTTGTAGATTGGTTCTCCCAGTGATTAATCCTGATGATCCACCACTTGGGACTCCATCTAAATCGGGCAGTCCATATTCGGCATCAGTTGGTAATGACTTTTGGGGAGCTACAACGGCTTGGTCTGTATCTCCTCTAATATTTGCCAGTCTTTGTGTTTGCTGTTGGGTCTGCCTTTCGTCGGCAGCAGCTGCTTGTGTTTTAGATACCCCAGCGTTGAAATCTGATATAGCTTTTTCTTGGGTTTCTTTAGCCATTGCTTCTTGGACTTCGGGTCTTGCCCCATATTTAGCACTAATATCTTCAAATGACCTACTACTGCCATCACGTGAAAAATCTGGTAAATTTTCTGCCGCTTGGGAAGGCGTTGACGTCTCCTCGGAGGCTTCTGCTGGACCACGAGTCTGAGGATACCTTTGTGGAGTTTCTGGTGCTGGGACTTCATCTTTTAATTGATTAAATCCTATACTACGTGCTGGTGCTGGGGAGGGTGTTGGGACTTCTGGGGCTTCTGGGGCTTCTGGGGCTTCTGGGGCTCGTGTATCACCAGATGCTTGAGACTGTGGGGCTGGAGGTTCTTTCGATGCTTGTGCTACTCGGCGCCTTTCGGTTTCAGCACGAAATTCTGACTCTGTTGGTGCTTTAGATGATTTCCAATCTCCAGATAAATCCCGTCTATCAGGAACAGTTTGGTAAGCACTTGGGGATGGGTCAGGTGGATTATTTAATCTATCCAGTCTTGCTTGTCGTAATACTGGGTCCCCTCTTATGCCACTTGGTGTTTGTAATTCACCATCAAAGTAATCATTACCTACATCTTCGCCAGTAGCTGTTACTGGGACACCACGGGCTACATCATATTTTAAGAAATCCCCAGCTGCCCCCGAACTGGTTTCTTGTGAAATATTCTCTGTTAAAGGTTGGGCCGCAGATTTTACACGTTGTGCCACTTGTTGGGTTGCTTGTTGAGCACGTGCAGTCACTTGTTCTTGAGTTGGCATACCCGATAGTCTTTGTGCTATAGCCTTACCAGTCTTATAAACTACTGGGACACCATGTGTTAAACCAGCTACAGTCTCTTGGCCTACAAGTGCTTCTAATTGGGCTTTTCCTTGATGATAGGCTAAAGTCTGTCCTTGTGCTATTAACCTATCACTGTCAAATCCTTGGACCATCTCCTCCCCTCTCTGGGCTATATTGCCAAAATCAGCACTTTGCTGTTGTAGTCTACTTAAAATATCACTCATATATATACTATTAATATATTATTCTTGAGGCTTAATTGTATTTATACTACTATCATCTATATTTTTAATAATATTTCCATTATCATCATATCTCCTATATAATAATACTGGCTGGTCCTTGGTCCCGCCCCAAGCCCACATCTGCATTGACCTAAAACAACACCAAAGAAATCCATATTTTTCGGCTGTAGCTTCGTGATAGGCTTTTAAAAAGTTCTCTTCACCTCCCATCATCGAATGCATCTCTGTTAAATCATTTAACTGCTTGGACGATGGCTGATAAAAGATACAACTAGCTGAAATATTAGACCTACAAGTTGGGGGTATAGACTTACATGCTTGTGTGGATAGTATTAATAAATTCCTTAAGTGTCTGACCCTACTCGCCCAGTTATTAACAAAGGTATTCATTTTTAGTAATCCTAGAACATCATCTAAAACTAATACACTATATTCTCTATCTTCCTTCGGGACGTCCATTATCATATCATGTATACCACGAATCAATTCTTCTGAAAACTCGGCACTGACTAAATCAAAATTATCTACCATTACCTTGGCTGTTAAGTCATTATGTGCCGTTGGACTTACAAAATAAGTCCCACCTTTAAAGACATCTTTCAATAGGTTTTCGTGGTAAAAAAGATTAACTAAAAAATTTGTCTTACCACTTCCTGGTGGTGCAGCCATCATAAGGCACCCACCTCCCACTTTTAATAGGTTCTCCAGTGGTTCTGGTAAATCATCTTTTTCTAATCTGTTGAGTTCTTCTTCTCGGCGCACACCATATATTTTATACGATTTCTGCTCTTTAATTTTGGGGACTTTTTTAGGCATTGTATACTATAATATAAGATAAATTATTGACCCCCAAAACCGAATAAGCTATGATAGGGCTCATTACTATTATTTCTTACTGGTGGAGGTTGCATATACTGCAGTTGTGGCTGGTATACGGGGTGCTGATTCTGTGGTGCCATAGGACTATACTGGGGATAATGTTGTTTATGGGGAATATGCACTTTGGGTGCTGGTTTTAATGTCTTTTTCTTCTCAATATAACTATCAATTGTTTTACCTATAAGACTGACGAGTTTATCTTCATCCCATCCACTTGAAGCCTTGGCATCGTTCATCATTTTGGCTTTCATTGCTATCATGGCGTCCTCTTCAAGACGTTTAGCCACTTTAGCTTCCATCTTTTCTTTCTTTAATAGTTTTTCACTTTCTTTCTGGACTTTCTTGGCATCTGACACTTCTCTCCTAC